TGGCGGTGGCGGTGGCCGGGCGGTCGCCTGCCGCGTCGCTGGTCGACGAGATGGTCACCGCGGGGCTGCGGGCGCCGAAGGAGAGCGAGGATGCCGAGCGGGGCGACCTGGTGGTGCTGCGGCAGGGCGACTTGATCGAGGCGTGCGGGCAGATCGCCGACGCGAAGCGGCAGGGCCGCCTCGCGCACATTGACCAGGCGCCGCTGACCGCGGCGGTGAACGGCGCGCGCACCCGACGGTCGGGTGACGCGTGGACGCTGGACCGGCGGTCGTCGCCGGTGGACATCTCGCCGCTGGTGGCGGCGACTCTGGCTCGCTGGGCGCTTATCGCGCGGGCGGGCGCGGCCGAGGACTACGACGTGGCGGACTCGTTCGGGTGAGGAGGCGTGTATGAAGCTCTGGCCGAAGCGCCGGCAGAAGGACGCCACGCGGGCCGCGCAGATCGTCACGGCCGAGGAACTGCTCAACCTTGAGCGGCAGCAGCGCATGGGTGGCGGGGGCGTGTTCGTCACCAACGACTCTGCCCTGCGGCACAGTGCGGTGTGGGCGTGCCTGCGGCTGCGCGCGGACCTGGTGTCGTCGATGCCGGTGGACGTCTATCGGCGGGTGCAGGGCATTCAGGTTGAGGTCCCGAAGCCGCCTGTGCTGGTGACGCCCGGCGGCGACAGGGTCGGCGCACAGGAGTGGATGTACTCCACGCAGGTCGACCTGGACCGGGCGGGGAACTGCTTCGGCCTGATCACCGAGCGGTCCGGCGTGACGGGCCCGGACGGGCGCGGCCTGCCGGCGCGCATCGACCTGCTGGCGCTCTCCGACGTGGTGGTCCGCTCGAAGGGCTCGCAGATCAGCAAGTTCGTCATCGCGGGCACGGAGTACGACCCGTGGGACGTGTGGCACGAGAAGCAGTACACCGTCGCGGGCCTGCCGATGGGCCTGTCGCCGGTGGCGTATTCGGCGTGGACGATCGAGGAGTCGCTGAACGCGCAGAACTTCGCCCGCGAGTGGTTCGCCGGCGGGGCGGTGCCGATGGCGGAGTTGAAGAACACCGCCAAGACGATCGACCCCGAGCAGGCCCGGATTGCCCGCGAGCAGTTCCAGGCCGCGGTGTCGACGGGTGACCTGTTCGTGCACGGCGTGGACTGGGAGTTCAATCCGATCCAGGCCGTCGCGTCGCAGTCCGCGTTCATTGAGGCGCGGCAGTACGGCATCGGGGACATTGCCCGGTTCTTCGGCTGCCCCGGCGACATGATCGACGCCGCGGTGTCGGGCAAGAGCATCACTTACGCCACCATCACCCAGCGGAACTTGCAGTTCCTGATCATGCATCTGGGGCCGGCGGTGGCCCGGCGCGAGGACGCGTTCAGCCGCTTCCTGGTCTCCAACCCGCGGTACGTGAAGTTGAACACTGATGCGCTGTTGCGGATGGACCCGACGGCCCGTGCGCAGATGATCAAAACCCAGATCGACGCGCGGACGCTGACGCCGTCCGAGGCCCGCGAGTACGACAACCGCGGACCGCTGACCGAGGACCAGTACGCCGAGTTCGACCGGCTGTTCGGTAGCCGCAACCCGGCGCCGGCCGCCACGCCCACTCCACCGGGAGCATCGTCATGACCGCAATCACGCGGGCCGCCGCGGCGGCCGAGCGAGCCCAGAACGTGCGGCAGCGCGCCGACAGGCCCTCGCAGCGCCGCAGCGCCGAGCCGACCGAATCGCGAGCCACGGTGCGCGCCGCCCTGTCCGGGATCGAGGTCCGCGACGCCGCCGACGGCAGCGGCCTACTCGAGTTCGCCGGGCACGCCTCGGTGTACGAGCAGGGCTACGAGATGTGGGACATGTTCGGCCCGTACACGGAGATCGTCTCCGCCGGGGCCGGCACCGACACGCTCGCCCGCGCCGACCTCGACGTGCCGTTCGTGCTCAACCACGACCAGCTGCGGCGTATGGCCCGCACCACCACCGGCACGTTGACGCTCGCCGAGGACGACAACGGCCTGTCGGTGCTCGCCCCGGCGCTGGACCCCACCGACCACGACGTCGCGTACATCGCGCCGAAGCTGCGGGCGGGCCTGATCGACGAGATGTCGTTCGCGTTCCGGATCGAGTCCGGCCAGTGGTCCCCGGACTACACCGAGTACCGCATCAACCGGTACGACATCCACCGCGGCGACGTGGCGATCGTCGGCTACGGGGCCAACCCGTACACCACCGGCAGCCTGCGGGCCCCGGCGGCCCCGCCGTCCTCACGCGCGCGGGCGCTGCTGGAGATCGCCCTCGCACGCTGACCCCTTGAATTTCCCGCCCGCGGACTGCGGGCGGGGTCTTGCCCTGCGCTCTGCGCGCACGAGTCCACCCGGCGCCGCATGCCTCGGGTGGCCGTCTGACCTGGACCGGGGCGTCTGGAAATCCCACCGAACGCAGGAGAGAGCCATGACGCTCGACGAGCTGATCCAGCGGGCCCGTGAGGCCCTGACCACTGCGCTGGCCGCCCGCCAGCAGGAGCAGGACGCCCTGGTGGCGCTTCGCTCCGACGAGAACCTGACCGAGGATGCCGTCGCCGCGCGGGTCGCCACCCGCGACGCCGCCGACGCCGAGGTCACCCGGCGGCAGACCGCCCTCGACGAGCTGCTCGCCGAGCAGGAGCGGGAGCAGGAACTCGCCGCGCTGGCCGCGCGCAGCGCGCCGACCAACAACCGCGCGCCGGCCTACGACCGCGTGGCGCGTGTGGGCTCCGAGGAGCGCACGTACCGGCCCGACCAGGACCGGCGCGGCCAGCACTTCGAGCGGGACGTGGCCGCCGCGTTCCTGGGCGACTATGAGGCCCGTGACCGGCTCGCCCGGCACATGGCCGAGGAGCGCGTCGAGCGCGCCGCCTACCTGGCCGGCGCCCAAGAGCGCGCAGCTGGCACCGGGGCGTTCTCCGGCCTGGTCGTGCCCCAGTACCTCACCGACCTCTACGCGCCGGCCGCGGCCGCGCGCCGCCCGTTCGCGGACGCCTGCCGGCCGCACGACCTGCCGCCGCAGGGCATGACCGTGAACATCTCGCGGATCACCACCTCTACCAGCACGGGCCAGCAGGCGACGGAGAACACCAACGTCGCCGAACAGGACATCGACGACACGCTGCTCACCATCCCGGTGCAGACCATCGCGGGCCAGCAGACGCTGTCCCGGCAGTCGATCGAGCGCGGATCCGGCGTGGAGCCGATCGTCCTGGACGATCTTTTCCGCCGCTACGCGACCACGCTGGACTCGACGCTGCTCAACCAGGCGACGACCGGTCTGGCCGCATCGGCCACGACCATCACGTACACCTCGGCCGCTCCGAAGGTGGTCGAGGCGTACCCGCAGGTCGTCGCCGGCCTGGCCGGTGTCGAGAGCGCGATGCTCGACATGGCGTCCGGCGAGAACGTCGTCGTGATGCACTCGCGCCGCTGGTACTGGCTCCAGAACGGCCTGTCCTCGACGTGGCCGCTCATCAGCCAGCCCGGCATCGCCGCGCAGATGGGCGGCATCAACCTGGGCGCCACCTACGGCTCCGGGGTGCGGGGCGTCCTGCCGAACGGCACCCCGGTCATCGTCGACAACAACGTCGTGACGAACCTCGGAGCTGCCACCAACCAGGACGAGATCTACGTCGCCGACCGCAACGAGTGCCACCTGTGGGAAGACCCGAACGCCCCGATGTACATCCGCGCCGAGCAGCCCAAGCTCGCCAGCCTCGGCGTGCTGATGGTCGTGTACGGCTACGCCGCTTACACGCACTCGCGGTACGCGCAGGCCCAGAAGATCACGGGCACCGGCCTGGTCGCGCCCGCCTTCACCGGCGTCTGATCCCCTCGCCAGCCGCGGCCGCCACCCCCCTGCGGCCGCGGCTGGCCCCATCCCGCTCAGGAGGAAGCCATGGCAGAGAACCCCCAGACCGAGGACGCGATGGTCGCGGCCTTGCTGCGGGAGCGGGAGGGGCTCGTCCAACAGGGCCTCGACGACCGCGTCGCGCAGGTCGACGAGCAGCTGGCACTGCACGGCCACAAGGCGTCCGCCGGTGATAAGCCGAAGGCTCCGGCCTCGCGGTCGACGCCGCCGAAGGGCCGCCGCGCCCGGGGCGGCGAGACGACCTGATGGCCAACGAGTACGGCAGCATCGACGCGCTGAAGCAGCGCCTCAACATCGAGCCCAGCGACACCAGCCGGGACGCTCTGCTGCTGTCCGCACTGGGCGCGGCGTCCCGGGGTATCGAGCGGGCCACCGGCCGCCGCTTCTGGCTCGACGACGACCCGGTGACGCGCACCTACAACCCGCGCCGGCGCCTGGTCCGCGAGGTCGACGGCGAGATGCTGCTCACCGACGACATCGGCGTCACCGGCAGCATGGTCGTCGAGACAGGCAACGCCACGTCGTTCACGGCCGTCACCGACTACGAGACGTGGCCGGAGAACGCGCTGGCCGACGGCAAGCCGGTCACCGGACTGCTGCGCGTCTTCGGGATCTGGGCCGTGCCCGGGATGCGGATCCGGATCACCACGCAGTTCGGGTGGCCGGCCGTCCCGGACCCGGTCGAGGAGGCATCCCTGATCCAGGCCGCGCGCCTGTTCCGGCGCAAGGACAGCCCGGAAGGCGTCACCGGTTCCTCGGAGTGGGGTGTGGTGCGGGTGTCCCGCCGCGACCCGGACGTCTGGAACCTGATCGAGCCGTACATCCTGCCCGGCTTCGGCTGACCAGGAAGGGGA